GCGCCCTTGGGCACGCTGACGGGAACGCCGGAGACCAGGTACATCTGCTTGGAGCCGGTCACGCCGGAGACAGTAAGCGTGGTGCTGCCGGAGGCGGGCACCGCTGCGGAAATAACCAGCGTGGCGGGGTCGCCGTTGTAGTCGGGCGCGAAGCTCAGAGAGGTGACCGGCTCGGTGTTGTTGTAGTTGACGATGACAAACGCCTCGCCGAACACCGGCTTTCCGTCGAAGCGCTGCAGGCCCTTGAAGGTCGTGCAGTTCTGGATGAAGAGCGGGATGTCGCTGTAGTCGATGGTCGCGCCGGAGCGCTCGACCCAGCGCTCAAGATCCATGAAGCCGCCGGCGACGTCATAGTCGGCCATGAAGTCAAGCTCGACGATGGTGCCGCCGATGACGGGCATGGTGTCGTCCATGCCGGCGAGCAGCGTTGCGGCGCTGTTCCAGCTCATGGCGCGGGCCATGAGGTCCATGTGCGTGGTGCGGTTCATGACCCAGACGAGCTGGCCGTTGGAGTAGTTGGGCTTCGCCTTGCCGAGGGCCGCGATCAGCGGACGGAAGAAAGCGACGCCGTCCTTTTCGTAAAGGTCGAGCTTGAGAACGTTGCTGGTGTGCAGGTCGGTAAAATCGGCCTGCTGGGAGCCCCACCAGCCGGGCTTTGCGCTCAGGAACAGGCGATGGACGAAGCCGACGGGCTTCTTGTCGCCGTCGCCGTAAACGGCCGCCTTATCCACAGCCTTGCCGATGGCCTGGCCGAGGTAGTCAATGACGGTGGCGAGCAGCTCGAGGTTGTCGTCGTCCTCGAGCGTGGAATTGGGGATGACGACAAAGCCGCCGACCATGTAGCCGTCCATTTCGATCTGGGAGAAGTCGATGTCCAGCTCGTTGAGCTTGGCGGTCGCCTCGGTCCAGACCGCCTCGGGGATCGCGCCGGCGATGTTCTGGCGGGCCTTGCCCTTGAGCGGGGTGACGTGCAGGTGGGAATAGAGCTTGCTGTAGCGCTCGGTAGTGTCGCGCAGGATGGGCAGCAAGGTCTCGGGGATGCCGAGCTCGGCGCCCTTGACGGAGCGCTTCTGGCCCATCAGGTCGCGCACGCGCTGCAGGAAGTCGGTGACGTCACTGCGCTGCACCTGCGCGCGCAGCGTGCGCAGCTCGATGCCGTGGAGCATTTCGCGGGTCTCAGGGATCATGGTTCTTGCACCTCTTTTCTTGATGTTGCCGCGGGCGCGGTTCTTGTCGCCGCCATCGTCGGCAGGGGGAGTGTCGCCGGTGATGGAGCCGGCGGCGTCCTGCGCCGCGGTCTCCAGCTCGTCGATCTGCTCAGTGAGGGAGTCGATGGCCTCGGTCGCGGCCGCGATCGCGTCCTCGGTGGCCTGTTTTTCGTCCTCAAAGGCGGTGACGGCCTCCTCGACCGCCGCCTTTTCCTCCTCGGTCGCGGCGGCCTCGATGTCCTTTTCCAGCTCGGCTTCGCGCTTAGCGTAGCCGGCCTGCGTGGTGCGGAGCTTCGCGAGCTCCGCATTCTGCTCGTTGAGCTTCTTGCGCAGTAGCAAAACTTTAAGTGCCATGTTTCGTTGCCTCCAGTCTTGATTTCATGGATTCGCGCCAGGCCTGCGCCTCGCGCTGCTTGATGGTTTCGAGCTGCTGCCTGCGGGCACTGACCGACGTTCCCTCATAGGCAGGGAACGTGCAGACGCTGACCTCAAACAGCGGGTTGACCTTTTCGATCTCCCAGCGGCAGCGGCCGTCGCCGAGATCCACAAAGGTCTCACGCTCAATATCAAAACCAAACGAGCACTGGTCGACGTCACCCCGCTGGACGCGGGCATAGAGGTTCATGGCGTCGGCGTCGTCCCGATTGATCGTGATCTTTCCCCATAGGCCGTGGCTGTCCTCCTTTAGCTCGAGCGTGCCGGCCTTTGTACGCCCGAGAACAAGGGTGGTATCGTGGTTGACGAGCGCGCGCACGTCCTGCCCGAGGCAGTCGGCGAACGCGCCGGGCTTGACGATCTCCTCTGCACCCTCCCAGAGGGGATAGGGCGAATCGAATACGGAGAAGTAGCCCTCGATGTAGAGATTGCCGTCCGCCTCGCGCGTTGAAAACTTCTGCGCAAGCGAGCGGACCTGCCGGGCAGTGCGGTCATTCATTTCCATTGCTGCCGTCTCCTTTCAGTTTGTTCTGGTCCCCGATCATGCCGCGGGGGATGTAGTTCTCGAGGATGACCAGCTCGTCCAGGCCCTCGCGCGGGCTAAGGTCGAGCCATTCGCGCACCTCGTTGCCAGTCATGATGCCGCGGACGTACTGGTCGTCGCCGACCTGGGCGAGCTCGCTGAGCGAGTAGGCGTAGAGCCGGCGCGTGGAGAATTTGAAGTAAAGGTCCGGCGAGGTAAGGAGCTTTTGCGTAAGCTCCTGCGCGATGCCGGTCGAAAGCGGAACGATCTTGCGCCGGATGTAGTTGTTGTACTCGTCCTGCTTGTACTCGCCGATGCCGAGCAAAAAGGGCGGCGTGCCAAACGCGGCCGCGACGCTGCGCCGGTCGAGCTGGACCGAGTCGTTGATGGCAAGGTCGGCGAGGCTCAGCGGCTTGACTTGCTGCACCTCAAAGAGCTCGGCAGGGACAAGCCACGGCTTTCCTGCCCCTTCGCTGGTGATGTACTGCTCCAGCAAGCGGTCACGTCCGTCTTCGGACGAGAACTCGTCGGAAAGGCCATCGACCTTGACGATGACGCTCGGCTTCCACTTGCTGGACATGAATTGATTGGTCGTCGCCGACGCCTGCTTGAGATTCTGCAGCACGTCGCGCAGCTGGATGCGCACACCGCGGCCGCGCCAGGGCTGCTGCGGGTCGACGTTGAATGGAAAATTGAGCACCTCGTCCGGCATGAACGTTCGGCCCTTCCACAGGACCGAATAGCTGCCGCCCGCGGTCTCGCTGGCGCTCGCGCCCGTCATGGGGACGAGGTCGGCGAGCTGACCGCCCTGCGTGACCGGCAGGACGTAGGCGTTGCCATAAGCCAGCATGGTCGTCACGATCCACTCCATGAGCGTTTTTCGCGTGCCGAGGGCGTACGGGGTGACGTCCAAGAAGCGGCTGAGCGCGTTTTTCACGCGCACATCGCCGTTATCGGTATTGCGCATGAGGTAGATCGTGGTCGAACCGATGATCTCCGCCGCGGGAGAGATGGCCGCGGACACGTCCGGCGACTGGAGCAGCGACGTGTAGCCGCAAACGCTCAGATCGTCGAGGCTTCCGCCGAGGTAAAGGCCCAGCAGGTCGCTGCCGGAGCGCTTCTGTGTGCTCGCCGCGCTCTTCACGCGGCTGCGAATGTAGGTTTTCATGCGTCACCGCCTTCTTTTTCTTTCGTATCGTACCAGCCGGCGCCCCTGCTGCGCGCTTCCAGGTCCTCCAGATAGGCGCAGGCCGCGAATACGGCGCAGTCAAACACGTCGATGCGCAGATGCGGCGCGAGCTTTTCGTACTGGATCATATCGTCGGCCTTTTCGATGGCGCGGACGTTCTGCACACAGTATTCAAACGGCTCGGCGTGGCAGTAGTAAAGCGTGCCGCGCTTCGCGCTGTCGCGCAGGTAGGTGAAGCCCTCGCTTTTTCGGGTGAACAGCTGCGGCTGGTCCTTGATCGGGAAGTGCTGCTTTTTCATTTCGATGAAATACTCACGGCAGAACTTCCGGTCGTGACCGATGCGGCGAATTTTGAAGCCCTCCGTGCGCCGCGCCGCGTACCACTTGACCACGTCGTGGTAGTTGAGCACCTTGTCGTTGCACATATCGAGCCAGCCGTCGTCTTTCCAGCCGAAGAGCGGGATCTCGTCCTCCTGCGCCTTCTGCGTCGCGGCGACGATCGGGAACCAGCAGTGCGGGACGATGATGTCCACACCCTTGTAGTGCCCGAACAGGCACGCCGCGGTCAGATCGTGCAGCTTTGAGAGGTCCGTGCCGCCGTACCAGCGGATCGAAAGCCGACGCAGCTCGTCGAGCGTCCATCTGTACTTGCCGTCGCTCGCGCGGAACTCGTCAATGTTGAAATAGGCCTTCAGCTCGGCTGTAAACACGTTGAGCGACTTTTGCAGGAACTCCGGACGAAGCTGCGGGTCGTCCTTTGCCTGGGCGGCGTCGTTAAGCATATCCTGCGGGCGGATGGACTGCCCCCAACCGGGATTGCAGCCCTGCAGCACGGTCGGGTCGGTATAGTCGATGTCGCCGTTGTCCATGCGCGGCGCGCAGGCAAGAAAAATAAACAGACTGTCGGCTGCGTCGCCGGTGATCGTGCCCTTGAGGACCTTCCGGCAATACTCCACACGCCGCGCGAGAAAGCCGTGCGCCAGCTTGCCGCCGGAGGAAATGCCAATGACGAGCTTGTTCGAGTAGGCCTTCGTTGCATCCTTGAGCACCTGATATTGGCGCGGGTCCTTGTAGGTGTGCTCCTCGTCGGCAATGACGATGTTGCAGTTAAAGGAATCCTGCTTGTCCGTGCTGGCGGCCAGCGCGTTGATGCTGATGAAGCCTGCGTCGCCGACGTCGCCGGTGATGGAGTGCTCGACGTTGTTGTTGATGATCCGCAGACCGTTCTCCGGATCGTCCGCGACTGTCAGGCGAAGCCGACGGACGTTGTAGGAGATAAAATCGAAGCCCTCCAGCGCCTGCTTGAGCGCGCCGCCGACCTCGTAGACCTTGGACCCGCTGGGCGCGTAGTAGAGCGCCAGCGCCCACGCCAGAGCCGCGGCAAAGGTCGTCTTGATGTTCTTACGCGGGATGAAATCCTGGGCCTCGGTAAAGCGCCGGAGCTGCGTGCCGGCGACGTAAAAGCCCATGATGTTGAACACGATAAACAGATGATACGGCAGCAGCTTGAACGGGGACCCGCGCAGCGGCGTGCCGTCCATAAATTCGCCCTGCTGGTGGCACATCATCGTTTCGATGATAGCTACAACCTCGCAGGCGGGCTCGCTGCGGAACTCCCATTTCGGGTTCTCAAGGTCGCGCATGTACCGCTGACAGGAAAGCACGATCTCCTCACAGGAGACGATTTCACCGGAGAGCACGCCGGAAACATAGCCGTCCACGGCTGACTGGTACTCCGCAGCGTGCTCGACCGCGAACTCGCGGGCTTCCTCCAGCAGCTCATCCAGACGAGACCGCTTCACGGTGCCGGTGTCGACGATCTTCGCCTTCATGGCCTTCAGGCTCTTCGGCGTCAGACCGAGCTGTGCGCGCTGGGCAAGAATGTCCTTGCGCAGCTGGTCCACGACCGCATAGTGCGGGTCCTTGGCGGTGTACGTCGCGCCGGTCTTATTGACCAGCTCGGCGACCATCTTCCCGCCGTTGTCGCGCCAAACCTTCTCGGCCTTCGCGAGCTCGCGCTCCTGCTTCGCCAGGGACTTGATCGCCTTGTCAAAAATCGGGGAGTAGGTGCCGACGGCCTCCATGTCGGCTTTGATCATGGCCTCGCGGCCCATCGTCTCACCTCCGGTCAGATATCCGGTGCGCTCCCCGGCTCTCGACGAGCGAGAGCACGGGGGACAGATCCGTGAAGGCTATGGCCGGCTGCTAAGAGCCGG